CGGAGTTTTCAAAAAGTACTACTTCAAGAGAGCGTACATCGTGTTCGTCGGAGCTCACCGCCTCTCGTTTTACATCAACAACAACTACGACGACCCTGGGGACCTGGAGGTCTGTCACAGCTGCGACAATCCTCCATGTGTAAATCCACATCACCTCTTCAAAGGAACGCATACCGACAATATGAGGGACTTTTCGGAAAAGAGAAAGGCTGGTAAACGATGAGCTCGATCCAGGACGCGATCGCCGCCAAGCAGAAGATGATGATCCCGCAGCGACTCGTTCGCGGCGCGGAGATCCTCGGCCAGCTCTGGCGCGGCGGGGTTCGCTGCGTCTCTGAGTGGTCGGGGATCTGCCCCTGCCAGACTCCAAACGACTTCTGCACGGCAAAGAAGAGGTGGCTCGGGTTGGTCCGCGAGCTCCACGACGGGAAGTACCCCCACAACCTGTCCGGCTCGGAGGGCTTCCTGGTCCTCGAGTGCATGGACCAGAAAATGTTCGACGCCACCGAGCTCACGATCCTGAAGACCGTGCCCGGCGCTAGGGCGCCGATCCGCGTCGGCCGGAACGGGACGTGCCTCCAGACGTTCCTTGATCTCGCTGCGCTCGAAGGGACCGCCGATTACGCGGTGGCGCTGGAGTCGATCGTCAGGATCCAGGAGGTCGGTCTGTGACCACGGACAATCCGTTCGAGGACATCGAGAAGGCGATCGCCGAGGCGATCGAGCGCCAGCTGGAGCTCGTCCGCGAGCTCGACTCGATGGAGGTCGATGTGACGGCCTGGGAGGCGGACTTCCTTCAAAACGTTCTGACACAGCTCAACAAGAAGAGAGAGCCGCTGACCCAGGGTCAGCTCGACATCCTTAGAAGAATGGCTCACGACTACGACATCGAGTGTGACCTTTGAAAAAATCTGACCGTGTATACGACGAGGTTTGAGATGGCTCAAGGAGACCTTTTCGGGCCCAGGGAAAAGACTCCGCGTGGCTGGACCGAGCTCGACAAGCTACGTCGCCAGTACGCCACCCTCGAGAAAAGGATCACCCAGGGCGACTACGTCGAGAAGGATCTGAGCGAGTTCCACCGCGTCGGCGAAGAGATCCACGAGCGCGAGCAGGAAGCGAGGAGAAAATGGGCGAAGTCCTTCGGCAAGTAGAGGGGTCGGCCGCTCTCGCGGAGCTCGTTCGCTCCAAGAAGGAGACCTGCTTCCTCTGTCGGTGGATCGAGCACGACCTCACGACGAACGGAAAGCTGACCGGCTGGCCGCTCGACTCGTTCGGCAAGCCGGAGTTCCCGGTCGACGCGAAGCTGCATCACGTCATCCTGGAGCTGGGCGAGACCCCGCCGAAGGATCCGGATGACGCCGAGGACGTCGCGTCGGTCGTCGCTCATCTGCTCGAGATTTAAGAAAGGGAAGAAGAGATGCCGTTCACCTGCGCGGTCTGCGGTTTTGATATCCAGGTCGGTGAGTCCATGCTCTCCGACGACAAGATGAACCTTGCTCATGAATCCTGCGTCAAGCGTGGCCGGTCAATCGATCCTCCGACGGTGGTCGAGATCGCCACGAAGATCAGCAGCCCTGGCCTCGGGAATCCAACCGCAGTCGTCGAGCCGTGCTTGCTTCCGTCGGCCTCGAAGGTCTGCGTCAGCTGCCAGAAGTCTGCGATCTCGATGTGCCCCGCCTGCAACGCCTACGTCCACCAGAACTACGGCTACGACGGCGGAACGGCCTGCTCGACCATCCACGAAGCGAAGTGCGACGGCGCCAGGAATTCTCGTGAACGCGCCCCTAAGAAGGAAGAGACGCTGGACAAGTGGGACGTCATGGTCGGCGGGATCGTTGCGACTTCTATCGGCGCCGGTTCTCTCCTGGACGCAAAGCGGAATGGAAAGCATCAGAAGAAATCCGACCAGAAAAAGAAGAGCGGCGGTCGCCGATGATCGTCGTCACCTTCAAGGGGGCTCCGTCGCCGACCCTCGGGAAAATGCGCGACTGGACCGTCGCGTACGAACCGCCTGAACTGCCGGTCGCCGATGCGATCTGCGCCGCGATGGATCACTTCAAGAATGAGAAGCATGGCTTCCTGTTCATCGAGCCTGGAGGTCGGATCCACTCTGCCAGGACGTATCCCGTCATGTACGACGCGAGCTGGGACGTCGCCGCGCACGTCGACCGGATCAGCCGGACGCCGCAGAACGCCTGCCCGTTCGATGGGATCGGCAGGGTATCTCTCCGGTCTGTCCTCTTCAAGCGCACACCATCGGCGCTCCGCGTGCTCGACCGCTGGTGCGCCAGGAATGCACTCGCCCCAGGACGCGAGGCGGTCAACCTCGCGATCGCCCTGGCAGAGGTCCGGGAGGCGAAGTTCCTCTTCCTGCCGAGGACCTGGGTATGGGTCAATGCCGAGATGCGCCAGATCGATCCGATCGCGGATCCTGTCGTCGAGTTCGGCACGTTCACGAAGGAGAAGGTCTCGGCGCCGGAGCCGATAAAGAAGGTTGATCCGGCGCCGGAGCCTCCACCCCCGCCGGTCCACCGGTCGCGCGGGCCGGAGGTCCTTTGGAACGGCCACTTCTACAGCTACGCGAGCTACGGGAAGATCAACCGCGAGACGCTGCTGCGGGTCGCGAACTCGGTCTCCGTCCGGCTCGACGCGCCGTCGGCCGAGCAGGTCCTGGTCGACGAGTACACCAGGGCGCGTCTCGATCCGTACAAGTCGACCCTGGTCGGACCGCGGGCGCCGTTCCTGCGCTTCTTCGGGCCGGACTTCCGGCCGCCGGTCGGCCGACACCGGATCAACTGGACGCTCATGGAGACGCACAACCGGGTCCACGTCGACATGGCGAAGCAGGTGAACAGTTCGTACGACGAGCTCTGGGTCTGCACGGAGTGGAACGCCTCGACCTTCAAGGAGAGCGGCATCCGCGTGCCGATCTCGGTCGTCCCGCTCGGCATCGACCGGGCGGTCTACCGGCCGCAGAAACGCCGGAAGCTGCCGCCCTGTCGATTGCTCTCGACCGGCAAACGTGGGGCCGTCGCGTCTCCGTCCGGATTCGTCTTCCTGTCGGTCGGCCTTCCGTCGCCCAGGAAGGGCTTCGAGGTCGCGGCCGACGCCCTGGCGATGGCCTTCGGTTCCCGGGCCGACGTCGACCTCGTCATTGCAACCACGCATGGGCCGACGGCCTGGACGGCGAAGCTGTCGGCGCATGTCGCCAGGAGCAAGGTTCGGGTCTGGGTCCTGGAGGGCCGCTTCAACGAGCACGAGATGTCCGGGATCTACGCGGCCTCCGACGCCTACGTCTGCGCCTCGATCGGCGAGGGCTGGAATCTCCCGGCCCACGAGGCGTCGGCGTGCCTGAAGCCGGTCATCGTCCCGCGGAACTCCGTCCATCCGGAGATCTTTGGCGAGGACGCCTTCGTCTTCGACGTCGACGGCGTCGGGCGACTGCCGGAAGTGGAGTCGGTCTCGCCCTGGTACGTCGGCATGGAGTTCTCGCTCCTCCGGACGAAGGCCACGAGAAATCTGGCCGATGCGATGCTGGCGGTCCGGGACGGCGGCTACAAGATCCGCTCGAAGGTCTATCTCCTCAACGACCGGCTCTCGCCGTTCACCTGGGACTCCACCGCGGCGAACGTGACACGACGCCTGATCGAGGTGCAGCCGTGAAGCACAAGAAATCGACCGAGAACATCTTCTCGTACCAGGAGTACGTCGGCGGGCTCGGGGACGCGATCCTCAGGATGTACTTTTCAGGGAAAGTCTGGTACGAACTTCTCGACGTGATCCCCCCTGGGGATCGCGCCAAGATCGTTCTCATGAGCCACAGTCCTGGTCTTGCGGAAATCTGGAAGTGGCATCCGAAGCGCGATCAGATCGACGTGATCGACCTGGGCTTCAAGACCTCATTCCATCCGTGGGAGAACCAGGAGTGGCGCGTAGCTCACGGCATTCCCAGGGAAACGCCGTGCCCGCCCTACGCCCCCTCGGAGACGCTCACGTTCTACCCGTCTCCAAACGATCTCGAGCTTCTTTACCAGCTTCGCAGGGAGAAGTTCGTCGTCCTCGCCGCGACAGCCAGCACCCAGGAGAAGAGCATCCCAGCGGAAATCCGGCAGGAGATGGCGTCAACAGCCATCGAAATGGGCTTCAAAGTCCTCGTGGTTGGACTGAGGCACTACTTCAAGGATGGGCGTTCCAACGACATCAAGATCGTGCCCGGCGTCTACGACAGCGTGGATAAGCTCTCGGTACCCGGGACCATCGAAGCGATCAAGCTCTCGGCGGGCGTCATGACGGCGCACAGTGCGTCGATGAACATGGCGTGGAGCGAGAAGAGGCCCGTGTTCCTGCTCTACGACAAAGTGACTGGGGACCTGTACCTCCCCGGTGGCCCCGTCGGTTACATGCAGGGGATGAATCGGCCCGACGCGGACCACATGTACTTTTCTCAATATACAAAAAACCGTCTTCGCGACTGGCTTCGCAAGCGATAGGTGGAGGGCAGGTGAAAGACATCCTTGTTCCGATCTCGCCCGGAGAGCTGCTCGACAAGATCACCATCCTTCGGATCAAGTCCGTCCGAATCACAAACCTCGCGCAGGTGTCGAACGTCCAGCGGGAGCTCTCGGCCCTTGAGCATGTCTGGAACCACGATGTGCCGTTCCATCCGATCCTGGCCGAGTGCGAGAAGGCGCTGACTTCCGTCAATACGCGGCTGTGGGACGTTGAGGACAAGATTCGTGCTCACGAAGCCGAGCTGCGTTTCGACGACGCGTTTATCTCGCTCGCCCGTGACGTGTACCTGAGCAATGACCGGCGAGCCAAGATCAAGAAGACGGTTAATCTCGCGCTCGGGTCCGCCATCATCGAGGAGAAATCTCATCCATGCTGATCCTGAGTTACGACAGTCCGAACGGCGGACATCCGGAGGTCCTCGCCTCGATCCCGTCGGCCATCAAGAAGGGCATCTACTTCGAGTTCTCCGGCGGCCTGGGCGACGTCATTAACGGCGTCGTCACGACGGACGTCTTTCGAAAGCTCGACGCGCTCAAGCCGGGGGATCGGGCCGTGATCGTGCTCCTCTGTCACAATCCGGACGCCCCGGACCTGTTCCTCTACCACCACCTGTCCACGCAGCTCGTCATTCTCTCCCTGGGCTTCCACGACTGCTTCGATCAGGTTTACCGGAGAAGGCACGGGCTCCCGCCGAAGCCGTTCTTCCATCACCCCGTCCTGGATCCGGTCCCGTACAAGCCGAGGTTCTCCGAGAGTGACCGGGCCGTCCTGGACACCTTCCCGGAGAAGTTCGTCGCCTTCTCCGTCACCGCCAGCAACGGCAAGGGGGAGGGCAGGTCTATTCCGTCGCACATCTACACGAGCGTGGCGTCGGTCTGTCTGAAGCGCGGCCTCACGCCAATCTTCCTGGGGAAGCGGTACACGAACGTCATCCTCGACGACCACAAGCCGTCGACCGCCCACAACGAAGCCGATCCGCCGCAGCTCGATGGCGTCCTCTCGGCCATCGATCGCTTCAGCGTGTCGGGGAGCCTGGAGACCGTCCGCCGGTCCGTGGCGACGGTCGTCTGCAACAGCGCGATCATGCACGCCTCCTGGCGGATGAGGAAGCCGACCTTCTTCGTCGCCACGAATCACGAGTGGGACGACTACAAGAAGTGCAAGCGACTTGATCTGCACGGCTATGGGTACGGCCTCGCGTACCCCGAGAATATGTACTGTTCCCACAGCAACTACACGGAGAGTCGGTTTTCAGAATTCCTCGATCTCACATTGAAGGACGGAGGGGTGAAATGATCGAAGACGTGTTCGACTTCAGAGACAAGCTCGCCGAGTTCTACCGGAGCCGGATCCACGATCGCTGGTCCACGTTCCAGATGGCGCTCAACTGGACGTTCCAGACCGGCGGATCCAACATCGTCGAGACCGGGTGCATCAGGAGCGAAAGCTACCAGGACGGGGCGTCGACCAGACTGTTCGCCGACTTCGCGAAGAGGAGGGGGAACACTTGGTTCTGGTCCGTCGACATCGAACCTCGGCACGTTGAGACGGCCCGGCACTTCGTGGAGCCGAGCGAGTTCATCACCCTGGTCGTCGGTGATTCCGTGGAGTTCCTGAAGTCCTTCATGGGGCGGATCGACCTGCTCTACCTGGACTCGTTCGACTACGATCGCGGCAACCCGGCTCCGGCGCAACTGCACGCCTCAAGAGAGCTGCAGGCCGCCATGCCGAAGCTTGGTCCGAAAGCCTGCGTCCTGATTGACGACAACGATCCGATCGGCGGGGGCAAGGGAGAGCTCGCCAAACGCTTCCTCAGGGACAATCGATTCATCTGCCTGCTCGATCACTTCCAGAGCTGCTGGGTTCGCGTATGATTCCGAAGATCTGCTTCTTCACGGTCTGCGGCGGCGGCGAGGAGTACGACTTCCTTCTGGGCTCGATCGAGCATCACGCCAGAGTCGGTTGTCACCTCGTTCTGGACGTGTCCCAGGAGCAGCGTCAGTTCCGCCGTCTCCCTGGCAGCGTCTCCTGGACCAGGGACTACGAGCAGAAGTACGGGTCCGGGGACTGGAAGACCTTCCGGCTCGCGACGGCACTTGAGGACGCCCGGAAACTTGCGCTCGACAACTTCCCGGACACGGAGTTCCTGGTCCACCTCGACTGCGACGAGTACTACGACGTCGACGAGCTCGCGATGCTCTTCGATCTGCATCGCGGCGGGATCGTCCCAAAGATCTTCACCTTCGAGACGATCCACTGGAGGAACGATCTGGCGCTACGGTTCGGCCCGTCCGAGTGGCACATGCGTGCCTGGGATGTCCGGGCAGAGGTCGGCGTCATCCGGAATCTCGCCTGGGAGGTCGCCAAGAAGTACAACGGGAACCCCGAGCACCACCCGATTCTCACGCCGAAGAAGATGCTCTTCCAGGAGGTCCGCGTCCTTCGGCCGATGCATTACCACCTCCACTACGCCGTCGGCGCGAAGAAGCACTTCACCGAGACGGCCGAGGCGACGATCGACGGCTGGCCGAATGGCACGGTCGTTGAGGGAGCCTGCCCGTGGCCGGATCCGATTCGTCGCTGGGCTGAGAGTGGGGTCGGGGCGGGGGTTCACTTTTTAGATTGACACCAGCCGAATGGCGGTATATATGATGATAGTATGAAAAGTATCTCTCTGCCGGTTTGGAAGTGCCTTCAGTGCCTGTACGAGTGGATCGGCCGGAAGAAGGGAAAGCCGGTCGAATGCCCGAAGTGCAAGCGTCGTGACTGGGATCATAAGAAATAAGAGAGGTGCCTCGTGAGAACGATGGTGATGGTCGCGCTGCTCGCTCTTCCCTGCGCCGCGGATGAGCTCGTTCTCCGTGACGGTCGTCGGATCCAGTGGAAGTCCGTCTCGACGGACGGGGACGCCTACACCGTCGAGACCAAGGACGGAAAGAGGCTCACCTTCCGGAAGTCCGAGATCGAGCGGTTCTCGATGGAGGACGCGGCGCCCGAGGGGAAGGCGCTCACGGGTGCGTCCTTCTCGATGGACCCCAAACGGTGCGTCACGACGGACCTCCTCTTGAAGGCGAAGGTCGAGACGACGAACGGCGCCTGGAAGCACGTCGGCAAGACGCTCGTCAACACGGGCGAGAACCCTTCCCGCGTCTCCGTCTCGTTCGACCACGAGCTCCCCGAGGAGTACGACTTGACGCTCTCGATCGAGCGCGTCTCCGGGAACTTCGGATTCGACATCGGGATCGTCCAGGGGGACGTGACCGGCACGTTCCTATTCGACGCCTTCAACTGCGGCTGCTCGATGTTCGGGATGATCGGCGGTCAGTACGCCACGAAGACCGACGGCCAGATTTTCCGTCCTGGGAAGGCCCGGACCGTCAAGGTTTCGGTCCGGCGGGACGCCGTGCTCGTCCAGCTCGACGGCAAGGACTTCTGGAAGAGCCGCCTGGACTGGAAGGCTGTGACGGCCTTCGGGGACATCCCTGTTCCGGAGAAGCGTCGCCTGTTCGTTTGTGCGGCAGGCGGATCCTGGAAGGTCTCGACGGTGTCGATGACCAGTCTGAAATAGGAAGAGAGGGTAGAGACAATGGCAGACGCGTTCGCAGAGGCCGCCGCACGGATGGCCGGTCCGACCACGAATGAGATCAATCAGGCGATCCAGCTCGATGCGATCGGAAAACTTCTGAAGTCGACCGAGGGTGACCTGAGCGCCGCCAGGGAGCGCGTCAAGGCTCTGAACGACAGAACCCTGAAGCTGGAGACCGAGAACGTCCGCCTCAAGATGCAGCGGACCGACGCTGAGCTCGGGAAGCAGGTCGACGGCCTTCGGGTCGAGGTCGGCAAGAAGGATCGCGAGCTGCTCGAGCTCCGCAAGCGGATCGCAGCACTCCAGGAGAACGAGGTGATCATCCTCCGACGCGCCGCCGTCGCCGAGCAGAAGATCGTCGTGATGCAGAACACGATCGAGACGATGCAGCGGGGCCGGGACGCCGCGTACGAGCAGACCGAGAAGCACGATCGCGAGCGTCTCGACGCCGTCCGGTCGATGATCGACGCCCAGGACCGGGCGAAGCGGGCCGAAGCTCGCGTCGCGGAGCTGGAGAAACGCAACACCAAGCCGATCGCCAAAGACGACAACGCGCTCAGGTTTAAGAAGAAGTAGCGTCTAGGGTTGGGATGGGAAGAAGAAAGAGGGAACGGTATGCAACGCTTCGGAGAGATCGTCCGTGCCGCCAGGATTAAGAAAGGTCTGAGCCTCCATCAGGTGGCGTCCGCCTCGGGGACCTTCAAAGGGTACATCTGCGGCATCGAGCACGGCAGCAACCCGCCACCGTCGCCGAAGGTCGTCGCCAAGATCGCCAAGGTGCTCGACCTCGACTACCACGAGTTGCTGGCGCGGTCGGCCTTCGAGAAGCTGCCGAAGGGGCTTCGCTTCGTCTTCCTCCAGGACATCCTCGCCGAGGCGACCGTCGCCGGTCGTTCGGAGGCGATGGGCCGGGGGTAGAGCGCGAACGCGGAGGGGTGGGGAACGGAGGGAAGAAGAGGGAGTGTGCGACCGGAGGAAGTACGGCTTGGGGTGCCGTACAGGTGTTGGATCCATGCGCCCCAGGGAAAGACCCTGGCAAGGTTCGTCCCGGTGTCGAGGAACGGGTCAACCTCCTGGGGTCCGATCTTTTTCGGAACGGTGTATCTGACGCAACTCGACGGACGGAGGCAGGCGACGCTGGCGATCGGAAATCAGAGGTTTTTCGCGGACGAGCTGGAGCCGTTCGTGCCTTAGGGAAGGAGAAGAGGGTATGCATCGAGTTCAGCCGGAAGTCTACCTCGTCGGCGAGTCGGCGATCGACGAGAACGAGATCGAGCGGTACCTCCAGGACGCCTACGGCGAGGTCGGCGAGGACTGGTACCAGAAGAACGTCGCCGATCAGCCGTCCGAGACGAGCGCCTCGGAGCTCCTGACCGAGCTCATGGGGCGCCTCTGCTACCGGTCCTTCGGGGTCGGCGAGCACAACAAGAACATCACGAAGATCCGGGAGGGCAACAAGGAGTACATCGAGAACATCCTCAAGTCGAAGCACGGCTCGGTCTGCGAGCACGGCACGACGCACTGGATCATCAAGGATGTCTCGCGCGTCTTCACGCACGAGCTGGTCCGGCACCGGATCGGCATGTCGCCGTCCCAGGAGTCCCTTCGCTACGTCAGGATGGACGACTTCGGGCTCTGGCTGCCGGAGGATCCGGAGCTGTCGGACGAGATCGTCAGGGAGTGCGAGCGTAAGTTCGAGGCCGACGAGAACTTCTGCAAGTTTCTGACCGCGAAGCTCGGCCTCGACGACCCGGGACGGAACTTCGAATACAAGAAGAAGTGGACGAGCTTCATCCGGCGCTTCGCTCCCCAGGGGATGGCGACCACGATCGGGATCACGATCAACTTCCGGTCGCTCCGGCACGTCCTGGCGATGCGGACGGCGGAGTCGGCCGAGGTCGAGATCCGGTACGTCTTCGACAAGATCGCGTGGATCGCGACCGAGCGTTGGCCTGGACTTCTCCAGGACTTCGGGAAGAACGATAAGGGTGAGTGGATACCGAGGCATTCGAAAATCTAAGGAGGAATGACCATGCCCAGGAGAAGAAAGACGATGTGGACATGCCGTGCGTGCGGTGAGGATTACGATCCCGCAAAGAGGGCGGAGCACAACAAGAGCAGCTGCCGTGTCCGGGCGAAGGCGGTCCGGATCCTGTCGAACGCGACGGCGACGGTGAGGAAGGCCGGGTCCGACGGGAAGTTCGCCAGCGCCCACTACGGCGGCGCCGACAACCCCTACGAGGCGATCAAGGTCATCGAGGCCTGGGGGTACGACAAGGACTTCTACATCGGAACCCTGCTCCGGTACATCTGCCGCGCCGGGAAGAAGGTCGGATCCCCTACGGTCGAGGACCTGGAGAAGGCGTCCTGGTACCTCTCCAGGAAGATCAAGAGTCTCGATGTCGGCCGCCCCAGCGGTAAGAAGCCCGAAAACTCCACGAAGAAGTTCGAAAAGGCGTTCAAGGCGCTCAGCGTCATCCCCAGGAAGTCGAAGCTCCACATGAATCGATAAGGGTGGAGCTGGAAGTAGGCGTATACACGGAGACTTTATGACTCGCGGCCACGAGCAAGGGAAGAAGATCGACGAGATTCAGATCGGCGACTGGAATTCACCGAAGCTCATCATTCGGTACCACTCCAGTCGGCAAAGCCCGAACTTCTCTGTCGAGGTTGGGGATAAGACCTTCACCGGAAAGAACCTGACGGCGCTGATCGAAGAGGCGACGGTCTACGCGAAGGGCTGGAGCGAGCTCAAGTGGTCGCCGGTCATCCTGGTCGAGACGGAGATCTACAGTGAGATCCGGATCAGCTACAGCCGCGCCTTCCGGTCCCGTCACAAGGGGAAGGACGTCTTCCGGCAGTGGAAGGTCGGTGAGGTGAACGAGGGCTCCTTCGGCTCCGGCTGGGTGAAGGAGGACGCCGCGAAGACCGCCGACCGCCTGGACGGCGGCGAGCCCGGCGAAGTGATGAGCCACCGCGGGAGCGGCCGGATCCTTCCGTACACGCACGATCGTTGGACCCAGCTCCGAGAGCTCTCCAGGAAGGTTCATGAGGCGATGGAGCGGACCGCAGAGAAGCTCTCCGAGATGCTGAAGCAGGACGACGTCGACAAGTTCCTGGAAAGCGCGAGCGGCCTCAAGACGCTCGGTCTCGAGTGGACGGGCAAGGCGCCGAGTAAATAGGAGATATTGCGATGAACTGCAAGTCGTTCGACAAGGGCGACGTCCCGTGTCCGGAGAAGGCCACGGTGACGGTCTTCTGGCCCGGAAAGACGACGGAGTCCTGCGATCGCCACTACCAGGGCCAGCTCCGGATCGCCGCTGCCATGGGCTTCTCGCTCGATGCCCGTCCCATCGAAAAGGACGTGGAGGCTTCGTGACAAACGTGTATTACTTCGGCCCGCTGAACGAGGCGGGTCACTACCTCCACGACCAGAGCCATCGCGTGATCTGGCCCGACCGGATCGGCCCATGGAGGACGAACTTCCTAGATGGGGGCCTGTGTCCGAACATCTCTCCTGACGAAGTATGGAAGCGGACCGGGCCTGAGATCGAAGGAGATGCGATCCTCCACCACAAAGACGGATGGACGGCGCTGGCCTTCTGGGATCGGACGATTGACACGCGCCCCGCCTGTTGCAGCGTCTACGTCGCGGATGGGAGCTTCAGTTTCGACGAGATGGTCGCACTGGCGCAGGATGCCTTCAAGACCCGATGGGAACGGATGAAGTTCAAGGTCCGGCTACATAGTACCAGCGAAGCATCTAGTCGGGACCGTCCTACCTCGACCGAGGGAAAAGCTCCGTCGGTGGAGTCTGGCGGTTCCGACTAGATACTTCAATCCGGAAAGGATAGAACACCATGACCGAGGACGAGTGGAAGGAAGTAGTGAAGGGCCTGATCAAGGCCTGTAAAGAGTTGATGAAGGAGCACGGCTCAAGGCCAAAAGGCGTCACCGACTGGGCTGTCGTCAACGATGCGATGGTGGCTGGGGAGAATGCTATCCGGCCTGTAAAAGAGAAGGCGGCGGAGAAGAAGTGAGCCATCCCGTCAGCGTCGTGATCCCGACGATCGACTCCAGGTACAACTTCCTGACCTGCCGCTGCATCCCGTCCGTGCAGAGAGCTGGCGCGGCCCAGATCATCGTCGTTCACGGTGAGGGCGGCAGCAACGAGAAGCGGAATGCCGGAGCTCTCGCAGCGACGCAGCCGTACCTGCTGTTCGTCGACGACGACTCAGAGGTCGAAAACGACATCTTGACCGCGATGATCGCCGCTCTGGAGTCGAAGCCGGAGGCGACGTTCGCCTACTCGAACTACACGCTGAACGATCAATTCAAGAGTAGTCCGGAAGTCTGCCCTGGGAAGTGGAACGCCGACCGTCTGCGCCGAGAAAACTACATCGACACGACGAGCATGATCCGCCGGAGCGCTTTCCTTGGGTTCGACCCGGCGATCCACCGCTTCCAGGACTGGGACCTCTGGCTGACCATAGTCGCCAGCGGTGGCCGGGGCGTCTACGTTCCCAGGCATCTGTTCTCGAAGTACATCCTTGACCAGGGAATCAGCGCCATGGTGCCGGAAGCCGAGGCACGCGAGGCGATCCGGAGGAAGCACTGCCTATGAAGGTCTTGTACGTCCTGGCCTACTGCCCGCAGAACTCCGAGGCGTACGTCGACGCTGAGATGTCCTACGTGATCGGCCGCGGGATCAGTGTCGCAGTCTGGTCGCCAAGAGCAGGGTACGGAGACACGCCGCGGGTGCAGGTCTACCGGGACTCGCTGGCGGCAGCGATCGGCGCCTTCCGTCCGGACGTGATCCACATTCATCACATGACGACCGCCGCCTACTACCTCGACCAGCTCCCGGATAACGGATCGACGACGATCCGGGCGCACTCGTTCGACTGGGACGACGCTCTCGCTGCGAGGCTGATCGGCAGCTCGAAGGTCCGGCGGATCTTCGCTTTCCCGCATCTTGCCCGTCGGGCCAACGACGTCGAGATCGAGCCGATGCCGGTCGCGTACGACCCGTCCCTCTACTACCGGAGCCCGAAGGACCGGAACTTGGTCGTCCGCGTCTCGGCCGGTCTGCCGACGAAGCGCCTGGAGGACTTCATTGACGTCGGGAACCAGCTCGCGAAGTTCGCGAGGTTCACGCTGGCGATGAACATGATCGTCGGCCTGGAGTCGACTATCGTCGAAAAGATGAGAGCTTTGAATCAGTTACAGGGCGGCCATGTCAAGATCCTGACGAATCTCTCGCGGGCCGACGTCTCCGCCCTGGTGCGCGACGCCGGGATCTACATGTCGACCTACGACGAGAAGTCGCACCCGTTCGGGATGCCGATCTCGATCGCCGAGGCCCAGGCGACCGGCGCCGTCGTGCTCGTTCGCGACGGGGATCCGGCTATCCCTGGCGTCGCGGAGTATCTCGGTCCGGAGGGTATCCGGTACCTCTCGCCGGTCGGCGCCGCCGGAGTTATCCGGTCGATTCTCGATTGGAAGGACGCGGACTGGAAGGACGCCGCGGACTCCGCCTGCCGGAACGCCGAGCGCTTCAGGTCCGACGTGGTGCTGCCGCGGCTGATCGAGGAGTGGAACCGGATCTGCTTGGACAACTTTTAGGGTAGGGGAGGGACCGCGCCAGGACAGCTGGACGCGACCCCTCCCCATGCGGGACTGGGTTGGGTGGTTGATCGGATTATAGCACGGAGGATGCGATGCTGACGGATCTGATGAAGCAGGTCGACGTGTTCGTCGAGAGGTACAGTCGCGACGATGCGTCAAGGAAGGGCTTGAAGAACGATCTCCTGGAGATCGTCCAGAAGGCGATCGAGCTCGGCGAGGGTAAGGACCAGAACAAGATCTCCGGGATCATCGTGAAGGGCATCAAGGCGTTCATGGGTGGGAAGGAGTAGACCGTGCCGGAGCTCTCGCCGTTCATCCCGGCCGTCCTGGGGCTCGCTGTCGGGGTCCTGGTCTGGGCGCTCCTCTGCGCCGCCGATCGTCGGAGGAAGTCCCGATGAGGAAAACCGACCAGGAGGCCCGGACGACGACCTACTTCTGCGATCGCTGCGAGAGGAAGTTCGCCGAGTCGAAGCCGCTCGAAGTCCCAGGCGACAACAAGGTCAGCCGAGGTGTGACGATCCCGCTGCCGGTCATCCAGGGGAATCGGATCGAGTTCAGGGCGAAGGACCTCTGCGGCAGCTGCGTCCGTAACCTGCATCGCTGGCTGAAGAAGAAGGGACAGCTATGAAGGAGCTCGTGATCAAGGGCATCAAGGCTGAGCTGTCCGTGACGATCACCACGGTTCAGGAAGTCACGATGGGTGTCATCTGCGCCCTGATCTACCAGGGCTTCACTGAGATCGAGATCACATACAAGGCGTAGGGGGACAGGATGGAAAAACCATACAAGGTCGTCACCGTGAGCGTCGGTGTCGGTCGCGCCCGGATGAGCATGAAGCAGGCTCAGAATCACGAAGGCCACTTCATCGGCGATCCGAAGTTCGCCGACGCGCTGGTTAAGAAGTACGGCATCACGCGATTCGAGCTCCGAACTCCGAAATCCTTGGTCTGCTCGATCGGATTCAACGAGAAGGAAAAGAGGTGGTACGGCTGGTCGCATCGCGCGATTCAAGGCTTCACGACCAGGGAGCAGGCGTCGATGTTCGCAGATTCCGTGTCGTAGGCACAGAAGACCTAAAGAGTGCCAGGAGGAAGGTATGACGATGCAAGAGCTCCAGTCCAAGATGAAGCCGTGGACCGTCGAGCCGGTCTTCCAGAACAATCCGGATCCGGCGTTCATGTTCAAGCACGCTCTTTTCCACGCGACGAAGGCGACCGGGAAGATCGCCGGGGCCGCGGACGACCACGACCACAACGGAGCGAAGATCGTTCCGTCGGTCAGCTTCTACGGCTGCGACAAGTACCTCGCCGACCTCGTGATCTGCGCCATGAAGATGGCGTCCGAGTCCAGCGTCAACCTGGAGAAGGCGGTAGAGAATCGGATGAGGGAGAAAGGGCTGCTGTAGGCACAGAAGCCGAATAGTGTGCCAGTAGAGCCTTAGCAACGGTGAAACGATGGAAATGACTGACAACGAATTCAACGCGCTAATCGAAAAGACTTGGCAGGAGGGGTACGACGCCGCCAAGAAAGAGACAGAACTTCAGAACGGCGTAGCCAACGAAATGCTCTCAGGCGCCATGGAGATTTTGACCAAGATAGTTGACTCTGAAAAGTACCCAATCGCCGTTCGGTGCGATGCCAAAGAACTTCTCCGACGCTGGCAACGGGGAGAGCATCTGAAGCAGGCCGAAAAGCGGGTTGATGAAGTCCAGGTCTGCGGTTCCTGCGGCTGGCGGAACGACGGTAGCCGGGTGATGCACACGGCGGGAAAGGTCGTCACCTGTGGGAACTGTTTCCCGACTACGCGGTAGAGCTATTATGTCAAAGCAAGTCGAGATCCTGACCTCGTGCGGTAAGCATGTTCACCCGGCGGTGCCGGAACTCGGGCTTCCTCACTGCTTTTGTATAGATGACGGAATAAGGCCTGCGAAGGACGAGCGGAGTCTGCGCTGCTGCTGGTGCAGCGACTGGGTGATCTTCCGGGAAGTGCTGTCTCAGAAGCCGGGACACGGTCCGTACGCCCTGGTGATGACACTGGAAATGAAGTGATTAGATCTCTCGCGTTCGTCATTCTGATGACCGCCGCCTTTGTGCGCCTGCCGCTTGAGGTCGAAGAGTTCGACCCGAGCTTCAACTACGATCCAGCCGCTTACGAACTCCCACCGTCCAACTGGCGTATGATGCGTGAGCAGCATTCGGAGCGCGGAGCTCCGTCCGACGTCGATGGCCGCTGGCGCGTAGAGTTGGACTTTGATCACGTTGCTCACTGGAAGTGGCAGATGAAGGTACTTAAAGAGACTGCACAGAAGGCAGATTGAGTGCCAAAGAGGGTAAAGATGGCGAAGGCGAAAGTTGTTGAAGCAACGTCGTACGACGACCTCCCAGAAGAATTCAAGATGGCCGTCGATGAGCACCTGGGCGGAATAGCCGAACGCCAAACCTACGGCTACGCCTTCGTGTCGCTGGGCTGGCTCCTGAAGGAGGCCGCCCGCATCTACGGCGGCTCCGTTAAAGAATTCCTGCGTGATCTCGTCGCGCATCAAGAATCAAAAGACGATTATCAGTGGCCTCCAGCGTGGGCTCAGGACGACCCAGATTCTCTGTGGCCGATTTTCTTGTCGGCTCCTCCCGGTGGACCCTATCCGGAGATCGTCGTCGAAGACGGATTGCATAGGCTTCGGTGGTACGCGGAGCAGTACAGGCAGAGTCAGAAGATCCCTGTCGTTTGGGTTACTCCGTTCCGGATCGCAAAGAGGTTGGCACAGAAGAGGTAAAGAATGCCGAAGTGCCCAATCTGCGGTCACGATTATAAAGACATTTCCGGTGCTGAACCGGGCGTGTTTCCGTGCCTTGAAATCGTGATATGCAAGGAGGAGCCGGGGTCAACGATTTGTGGTTGCCGAGATTCTTGGCACGCGGAACCTGTGGCACAGAAAAGGTGAAGAATGCCGGAACGTGAAGAAGGTCTGAACGTTTGCGAGTGCCCGAAGTGCGATGGGCGCGGGGTAGTGCTGACCTTTCACGCGCGATTCAAGACGGAGATCGGTCATAACGACTGGGAACGTTGCCAGCTCTGCGAAGGCAGCGGACGAGTATTCGTCGTCCCCGCAAGGGTGATCGGGCCCTATAAGGCACAGAAAGGCTGAAGAATGCCTTTCAGGGTGGGTGATCCATACGTAGACGCTTGCCATTGCGGAAAGCCAAAGCACATCCGCTGGGTGAACTGCAATGACTGCCTTAGCAGCTGTTCTTATTGCCGCTCGATGCCTGGAGGGTTTGCTGTGGTGACGTGCGCCTGCGACCACTGCTCTATGAATATTCTCGGGAACCCGCCGTACTGCTCGGTCTGCTACCGGGAGTGCCGCGGCCCCAGGATCCGGCTCGTGCTCCTGAGGTTCGCTCGTTGGCTCGAGTGGTGGCTATGTAAGTGAGGAGTCGCTGATGAATCGACGTGGATTTCTCCGGATCCTGGCGGCTCTCCCGGTCATCCGGCACATCCCGCTTCCGAAGAAGCTTTTCGGCGACGGAGACTCGACCCTCCACCTCGAGAGCGGCAGCTGCTCGGCGGCGCACTGGAAACAGTACCAGGAACTCAACCTCAACGGCTGGAAGCTCGGCGACGGTGGGGGTGGAGCAGGGGGATGGGGCCAGAGAATGTTTATCATCTTTCCGGAGGGAGGGGAGATCAAGGTTACCGCTAACGGTGGCCGCGGATCCAGGTGCTGCTGCGGAGCTCTGCCACACGGATCAACGACATGCTGTTGTGGACAACACTAGAAATGCACACGAAGATCTTCCTCAATCCAGCGGTCTCCGCAATGCGAGGCATCGTCCTGGCGTCGCTCGACCGGATCGAGTTTCGTCACCACGGGATCGGCGTCCTCCAGGGGTACGTGAAGGAGCACGCCGAACCGGAGATCCGGATCCACATCTGGTCCCGACGGCTCCTGAAGCCAGGGATGGACGTGAGCGGCGACGTCCACGACCACCGGTTCGACATGGTCTCGCACGTCCTTGCGGGCAGGGTCCTGCACGAGGAGCTGAACGAGACGCCGGATCCGAACGGCGACCACGTCATGCTGGCGCTCACGCACGCCAGGGCCGCGGCGAACACCGACTACCACGGTCCGACGGCGCCCATCGTCGGCCGCTACTCGGTTCGTCGGGAGTTCTACATGATCGAGGAGGGCCAGAGCTATTCGTTTCCAGCTGGGAAATTCCACCATTCACCTCTACCGAAGAACGACGACGTGGCGGTCACGGTCGTCGAGAAGCACCGGCAGCGGGAAGACGTGAAGGCACGCCTGCTCTACCCTGTCGCGCACGCGCCGGTCATGGCGTTCGGGCATCGTCCGGATCCAGCACTCGTCGCTGCGGTTGTGTCGGCTGCAAAGGATCGGCTTCTCTAGGTGCCTAAGCTCGTCATCGTCTACAGCGGCTGGGTCGGCGGCCGGGAGATAGACCGGATCGAGCTGGAAGCGATCGGCGTCCATATCGTCTTGCCGTGGAATCAGGAGACGATGACCTACGATCGCGTCCGGATGACGGAGGGCGTCTACCGGCTCTTCTGCAAGCGCTGGAAGGGTCGGTACGTCTGGGGGCTGGTCGGTCGAAAGGAGGAGGTCTACACCCAGGAGGAGATGTCGGATATCGACGTGCCATTCTGATGAAAAAGAAACGATGCTTTCGGTGTGGCGAGGAGAGGTCCATCAGATCGTTCTATCGCCACCGAAGAATGGCTGACGGTAGATTGAATAAGTGTAAAGAGTGCGCGAAGTCAGACGTTCGATCGAACTACCGTCGTAGGCGTAGCTACTACATTTCTTACGAGAAGGAAAGAGAGAAGACATCTACACGGATTACCTGGAAACGCCTTAATCAGAAAAAGCGCAGAAAGCTACATCGAGAACAGTACGCCGCGAGGGCGGCAGTTAATAACGCTCTTCGAGATGGGCGGTTAAAGAGACTTCCGTGTGAGATCTGTAAGTCAAAGAAATCTCAGGCGCATCACGAAGATTATTCGAAGCCTTTGGATATCTGGTGGCTGTGCAGAAAGCATCATCTCGAAGCTCATGGGAAAGTCGCGTTCTGATCGTGTACACGCCGAGATCCAGGTCGGACTGAAAAGGCTTGAACTATCCTGGTCCACTAGGAAAAATAGAGCTTCTATGCGAGAGAGAGGCTAATGGACGACCAGGAGATCATCACCGAGCGAGACGGCTCCGGGATCCGCTTCGTCGGATTCTCGAACCCGTCGCCCTTCCTCCAGCGGACCGTCATCAACCGGAACGAGGCCTACCTGATGCTCGAAGGTCACACCTTCGACGTCGAGTCCCGCCGCGGGAAGGATCCGGTCCTGACGCTCACTCCGGCGCTTCGCTTCTCGTATATGACCGAGGCCGACATCGACCCGAAGACGAAGATGCCGAAGGTCGTGAAGAAGAAGGGCGGCGCGGTCAAGATCCACCACGCCCACCTGGACGAGTTCGTCCTGACGGCGCCGTCGCTCTTCACGAAGACCTCGAAGATGTCGGCCGCGTCCTGGTCGATCCCGGCCGGGCCGCCCTCGGTCGGCGGCGCCTGCGCGTCGGCCGAGCTCTTTAAGAGCGGCGCCCAGTACAACGTCGCTCTCAAGCAGGGCGTCGTAGCTCAGCGGCCCGCCTCGAAGCCGGACTGGATCTGCCAGTTCTGCTACGCCGGGAAGTCGAACTACATGCACCGGACCTCGCAGTACTCGCAGACGGCCCGCTGGATCTGGCTCCGCGGGATGGTCCAGCAGTACGGTCTCGAGGGCGCCGCGGACAAGATGGTCGAGGCCCTCCGATATCACCAGGGCAACACGAAGGTCCGCGAGAAGTCCGGCGAGAACCCCGCCTTCTTCCGGATCCACGACTCCGGCGACTTCACGCTCTCGCCAAACACCTACCTGCTCTGGGTCCTGGTCGCCCGCGCGATGCCGGAGGTGAACTTCTGGGCGCCGACCCGCATGTGGACCTTCCCGAAGTTCAACGACATGGTCCGCGCGAACCCGGCGCCGGAGAACATGTCGGTCCGGCCGTCGGCGCTCCACTTCGCCGACGTCGCTCCGGAGATCGACGGCTTCGACCAGGGCTCCTCGGCGCACGACATCGAGCTCGACCCGGTCAAGGAGAAGCTCGCCGACTGGATCTGCCCGGCCTACCAGCACGACGGCCACACCTGCGCCAACGCGGGCGGCCCGAAGGGCGAGAAGGACTGCCGGGTCTGTTGGGTCCACACCGACATGGCCGTCTCGTACAGGAGCCACTGATGAACACGCTGAAGGAGGAGCTCGACGAGTTCATGGAGGAGCGAGGCGAGCGCCGCGGCGGCGTTTATCCGAACCCTCCGATCGCCAAGCTTGACGAGTTCCTGGAGGTCCTGTCCAGTAACGGTATGCTGCTCAACTACTCCGAGAAGGACTGGGTCGAGGCAGCCCGTTCCTACGGCCTGACCGACGATCAGGCCGCCGACTGGATCGAGACCGCGGCCTCCTGGATCGAGGACACCACCGAGGAAGGGAAGTACGAGCCGGAAGAGGCGGCCTGGGCACGCTGATGAGCCGCATCCTCTACGAACGTCGGATCCAGGGCGGCACGCTCGCCCTGGTCGAGTCGAACCCCCCTGGTGAGACGGAGATCGTCGTCTCGTACGACGACCCGGACGGCGGCCGACCCTTCAAGGCGCTGGCGAAGTTCCCGCCGGAAGCCCGAGAGATCGCGAAGTTCAAGCTCCAGCACGCCCGCGGGCGCCTCGACGTCGAGGACCTCCTGCGCGAGTGGAGCGACCACGAGACCTGGGCGCTCTGGCAGCAGTGGTGGGCCGGTCTCAAGGCGCCGGTCAAGACGCGCCTGATCGGCCAGGACAAGGAGCGGAAGGAGAACACGAGCACGCTCCTGCCGCTCGACGAGTACGACACGATCATCGTCAGCTTCTCCGGCGGCAAGGACTCGCTCGCCTGCCTGCTCTCTTTGCTCGAGGCCGGGGCGCCGAAGGACCGGATCGAGATCTGGCACCAGTCGGTCGACGGGCGCCCTGGCGTCGACCCGCGCTTCTTCGACTGGCCCTGCACCGAGAGCTACTGCCGGGCCATCGCGAAGGCGCTGGACATCCCGATCTACTTCCAGTGGCGCGAGCAGGGCTTCGAGGGCGAGATCACGAAGGTGAACCGGACGACGATGCCGGTCGGATTCGAGCTCGTGCCGGACGGCGTCGACCACGGGCAGGTCGGCAAGGCCGGGGGCGGCGGAACCGTCGGCACGCGACTGAAGTTCCCGAACCCGGTCGCAAATCTGATGACCCGCTGGTGTTCGAGCCTGCTCAAGATCGACGTCGCCAACCTTGCCTTCAACAACACCGATCGCTTCAAGGACGGGAAGTTCCTATTCATCACGGGCGAGCGGCGCGAGGAGAGCGCGAACCGGGCCGGTTACGCCGAGATCATCGAGCACCGCTCGACCAACAAGCGGCGCCGCGTCGACCACTGGCGATCGATCCTGGACTGGATGGAGCCGGACGTCTGGGGGATCATCAAGAAGTTCCGGGTCCGGCCGCACCCGGCCTACTACCTGGGCTGGGGCCGTGTCAGCTGCTTCCCCTGCATCTTCGGCTCGCCGAACCAGTGGGCGAGCGTCAAGGCCGTCGACCCGAAACAGTTCAAGGCGATCCTCGATTACGAGCACAAGTTCGGCCACACCGTCCAGGCCGGAGGTGACATCGCCTATCAGGCTGGACGCGGCCGGAGCTTCGTGCCGGACGATCCGGAGAACCTGCGTTTGGCCCTGGAGGAGGAGTATCCCGAGGAGCTGGCGATCGTCGCCCGCGGCGAGCAGTGGAAGCTTCCCGCCGGAGCCCTGGGGAAGGTAGCGGGGTCCGGCGGGGGGCCGCTGTAATGGTTTCGACGTTCGTGACCTTCCCGTACGCTACCTACCAGAACGAGCCCGCTCTTCTGATGGGGTTGAGCACGGATAAAGACGGCAAGGTGTCGGCCGTCATCTCGATCACAACGAACGGAGAAATGAAGGTGGTCGGTGTCGAGCAGGTCAAGATCGACGTCGATCGACTCCGAAAGCTTCCGAGGTGAAGGTTCTGTAGAAAGCGGTCGACCTCCTGGCGCGTGGAGCAGCGCAGGCCGGTGCGCCGTCGTACGCCGGTATACAGCGCGTCGACCGCCTCCTAGGGAATCTTCTTGGTGGAAGATTAAGAGAGGTTATATGAGCGAAGACCCCGCCGTCGCGCTTCTAACTTCGGATGGCCGTATTCCGAAGAACAAATGGCTCCTTATACATAGCCGCTCTAGACGACTCATCTCCCGCCACAGGTCAAGAAAGATCGCGACTGATCAGGCGCTCATCAAGTCATCGGTGAACGGAGAAACGTATAGCGTCGGTGAAATCCGTGTCGACGGGAACGGAAATCCGTTCGTGTTCGGTGTGGCTACCGCAAGTCGTACCGGCTTTTTCGAGGTCTAGGTAATCTTCTCTGCGGACGATTAGATGCACATCAACACGAAGCAGGTAGACCCGTGGTTCGGAACCTACTGGTGGCATCGCTGGGAAAACGGCGCCGCTCCGCGCGTCCCTCGGTTCGTTGACAAGTTCAAGGCGTGGAGGCCGATCCAGCAGCGTCCTCGAGACGGAACGACCGTACGCCACAAGACCGGCGGCCTGAAGCGCGTCGCCTAATAATGATTTGCTCGATCTGTAAGAAGCAAACCCCCTGCGAGCATAACAGCGCTCGTGGGCCGAAATACTTCAAGTTCAAAGACGGGAAGCTGGTGCCGAGCTCCTGGGACGGTCTGTACGACGCCAAGGAGATCAGCGTCCTGCCGCTCGATTCACAACCAGTCCTTTTTCTGAAAAGATCCGTGAAAAATTGATGGCACAGTAGTGGACAACTGTGCAAAGCGGTGTTACACTTCCCCCTGAACCGAAGTGACCGGGGATGGGAGAAGAGAGAGTGGCAAACAGCACCGCCGCGATCACGCCGACGTGCCCGCGCTGCAAGCGGAACTCCTGCATACCGCTCGTTCGAGACGCCGACAAGCAGCGCTTCGAATGCTCCTTCTGCGGGGAGACCTTCTGGTCGACGCCGCTGCCGTCGTCGCTGCCGGATCCGGGAGCGCAGACCTCGACGGGCCCCAGGACGGCGTTCGTTCCGATCTCGATCCCGGAGCCGACCGCTGGACCCGCCGGGATCTGCTTGAAGTGCGGGAAGCCGTACCTGAAGCTCGGAAAGAAGTTCGAAAAGCATGTCGCTGAGTGCGACGGGAAGCCGTACGTGGCGCCGAAGAAGCGCTCGCGGCCGGTCCTCGCCGTCCCGCCGACGCCGTCCCAGGTCTACGAGCTCTCGCTGGCCGCCATGCGGGCCAGGAAGGCGACGCTCGAAGCCGAGATCCGCGGCCTGGACGCCGCAATCGTCGAGGTGGAGAAGCTGCAGGCCGCCGGAGGTCCGGTCTCCGCCCCTTTTGCCTCTGGCGGGGGAGCGACGCCGTGATGGCCGTCGTGACGCCCCTCGTCCAGTTCCGGCTTCACACGTACGCTCGATCGATCACAAAGGACAGCGGCGCGGCCGACCTTGTCGTCGCCGACGCGATTTCGAAGTGCGCCCAGCGGATTGATCCGTTGAAGGTTCCGAAGTCGAAGATCGCAGCGTACCTGAAGATGGCTGTCCGAAACTCCGCGATCACTTGGCTCCGACACCACCAGAACGAGAACGCCTACCTGGAGATCTGCCACGAGCAGGCGGCCAGGAGCGCCTTCGCGGAGGCCGTCTCAAGGGAGGCGATGAAGGTCTTCGATGAGGTCGTCGCGAAGCTTCCGAGGGGCTGGCGCCGGATCGTAACCCTTCGGATCGTCGACCAGCTGCCGTTCCCGGAGATCGCGAAGCGGACCAGGACCAAGCTCAACACCGTCCTCACGAGGTTCTTCCGCGCGAAGGAGCGTCTATGGCGATTCATCGAGTACGTAAAGGCGGAGTGATGGTCGACGAGAAATTCAAGGAGATCCAGGAGGAGCTCTCGAGCGCCAACGACGAGGCGCTCCTGGCTGATGGCTTCGAGGACGCCCTGGTGGGCTACGTGCAGATCTTCAACCGGACGATCGCTCTCTACGATCGGAAGAAGTGTATCGAGATCTTGATGAAGCGCGACGGCATGGGCCGGGAGGGCGCCGAAGAGTACTTCGAGTTCAACGTCATCGGCGCCTACATGGGCGAGAACACTCCAGGGTACGCGACTATCCTTAGGAAATGAAAAAGAAGAAGGAACCGCCCCAGGACCCTGACTACTGCATCGACGCGGTCTGTCACGTCTGCTCGAAGCCGTTCAAGGCACGCTACACGCTCGGCCGCGATCGCGCCAGGACCTGCACCTCTCCGGACCACGTCTGCCAGCGGAAGACGCTCCAGATCCCAGGTCGGAAGGACAAGTTGATCGTCTGCGTCGAGAAGTGCTGTCGAAGCCAGTGGACGAAGGGCAGCGCCTCGTCGATGATCACGGCGGAAATCGACTCCAGGAAATTCTTGAACGACGAGGAGTATCGGAAGACGCTGAAGAAGACCTACGAGGTCGAAGCCCTCTACGGCATCGCGATCCGCTTCACGCTCGAGACCGGCGCCAGATGCGGCGAGACGCTGCTCGTCCGGAAGCGAAACATCGAGATCCGGCCTGGGCCGATCTCGATCATCCGGATGCCGACGCTGAAGAAGGCGGGTCATCCCCTCTTGCCGGTCGACCTGGACAACAGCGGGACGCTCGCGAAGGAGCTGCTCGTCTGGATCAAGAAGCTCGACGCCGACGAACTCCTCTTCCCGATCGCCAAGAGGACTTTCCAGCACGTCTTCGAGAAGATCCTCGATAAGGTGAAGCCGGACCGCGCCGGGCTCGTCCACATCATGCGGCACACCAGGGCGAGCCGCCTGATCGCCGCCGGGTTCGACTTCAACTACGTCCGGAAGCAGCTTCGCTGGTCGTCGCTGGAGCTGGCGAAGATCTACGTCCACACCGAACAGGAGAAGGTCGTCGGACTCATGGGAAAACTCAGGTAGGGAAGAAGAAGGAGATAGGTATGCCCGTACTGGAGATCGGAACAGTCTTTGGGAGACATGGACACGGTCCGTTCCATCTTCCGGAGGATTTGAGCGATCGGAAGATCGCGCTGCTGGCGCAGTCGAAGAAGGGGAAGACGTACGGCCTGGGCGACATCCTGGAGGACATGGCCCAGCTCGGCCGACCCTTCATCGCGGTCGACCCGGCGAACAATCTCTGGGGTCTTCGGGTTCTACCGGATGGCCGTCCGTCCGGGCTCGAGGTCGTCATCATCGGCGGAAACCACGCGGACCTCCCGTTCGAGAAGGACCAGGGCGAGCGCATGGCCGAGCTGCTTGTCTCCGAGCCGATCTGCTCGGTTATCGACGTCGCCTTCGAGCCGCGGAACTCTACCAGGAAGTTCATGACGGACTTCTCGAATCGGCTCATGCGGTCGAAGCCGGACGCGCCGCCGCTCGTCGTCCTGGAGGAGTGCCCGGTCCTGATTCCTCAGAAGGCTATGGGCGGCGCCGCCAACGTTTGTAAGACCGCTGTCTCACAGCTGGCGACGATCGGCGGGAACTACGGTTACGGGATCCTGGCGGCCTGCCAGCGTCCGGCGACGATGGACAAGGACGTCCTCTCGCAGTGCGACGCTCTGATCGTCATGGGGATCACGCACAAGAAGGATCGGGATACGATCAAGGACTGGATCGAGGCGAAGGACATCGACGAGCGCGTCGCCGACTGCTTCAAGGAGCTTGGTTCGCTCAAGCCCGGCGAGGCGTGGTACTGGTCTCCTGGCGAGGAACGCTTCGAGAAGTTCCTCTTCCGGAAGCGCCGGACACTTCACCCGCGCGAGATGCAGAAGATCGGTCTGAACAAGGGCGCGATCAAGCTCGGCGACATGGCGGCCTTCGTTGACCGCGCGAAGCGGGAACTCACGAAGACGTTGGCGCCGGTCCCCGGCCCGAAGCCGGAGAAGTCGAAGCCGGAAAAGCTGAAGCCGGAGGTCCGGATCCCGGATCCACAGCACTTCGCCCTGGTCGCCGAGAACGAGAACCTGAAGCAGAAGGTCCAGCAGCTCCACGAGCAGCTGGCGAACGAGCGTCGGGCCGCGCAGAGCGCCGAGCGTCGTCTCAGCGTGGTCCGGGAGACGCTCCGGCCTCAGTACGATTCGCTTCGAGCGCTCTTCGAGAATCTCGGCGCCGAGAAGTCCAGCGTCGCGGACCGCAGCTCCTGGCTCGTCTGGCTCGAGAAGGCCCCGAAGGTCGGCATGAAGAAGATGCTGGAGCATCTGATCGAGAACGGAGAGGCGACCCGCGCTCAGCTCGCCACGATCGCCGGAGTCGCCAGGACGACCTCGTACGACTACATCGGCTGGATCCTCCGGAACCAGCTCGCCGAGGACAACGGACAGAAGATCGTCCTGAGGAAAATGTAGAATGGAAACCATGACGAGAAAGATGAAGGCGTCCGAGGAGTACTGCTTCAGCTGCGAGACGATGCTGCTGACCGAGAGCGAGAAGTTCGGTCCGCTCTGCCGCGGCTGCTACCAGAAGACCAAACGCAAGGATCCGCTGATGCAGGCCGCGCTCCAGAAGGTCCTGGTCGCGGTCGTGCCGTCGGTCTGTCCGCACGAGGAGCGGAAGCACCGTTGCCGGACCCGCTTCAACGTGATGGTCCTGAACCGGAAGCTGGAGCCGATCGAGATCACCGGCCCGTACTCCGAGCGTGAGGCAAATCGACGCGCCAAACGGATCCAGAGCCAGATCCACCGGAGGGGGAAATGACCGGCAGCTTCGGCGAGTCGATCATCATGCAGTGCCAGCTCTGTCAGAATCCGCATCACGACAGCCCGAAGAAGTGCTTCATCCAGGACCGCCAGACCGGCGCCTATGCGGAGAAGGTCTGCCCGCTCTGTATGTGCCTGGACTGCGTCCAGAAGTACGACGATCCGATCCGGGCACGCGTCCGGCCGCTCATGATGGGCCAGACGTTCCAGAGCCAGTACAACCTGACCGTCGAGGAGAACATCAAGGGACAGGCGCCTAGGACCAGGAACATCCAGCACAACGCCCCAGGCCCCCTCAATCTGCCGGAGGTCCTGAAGCAGATCGGCGGCATCCTGGGCGTCGGCCTGCAGCCCGCGTCCGGGCAGCCGCGGCACAACGTCGGCTACGCCTGCAGCTGCGGGAAGAACGCGATCTCGAAGTGCATCGGCTGCGAGAAGCCGCTCTGTATGAAGTGCCTCAAGGCTCACGAGTGCGACGAGTAAGGAGAAGGAAATGTTCAATCCAGCGGAATCGGCGTACGTAGGACATCACGTTTCCCGGCCGAGCCTCGTCGTCACCGTGACGAAGCTCGACAACGGATACGTGACCGTGCTCCAGGAGACACCGAAGCAGGACCTGCAGCCTGCGATCGGTCCGGCGCCGAGCCCGTTCGAGGGGATGGAGCCCGACGAGATCGTCGACAAGATGATCGACGGCATCGGCGCCGTCCTGCGGTCGTTCCGGGACTCCGAGGTCGGCGACGACTGGAAGGGCAGCGCCGATCGCGAGAAGGTCCGCGATGCCTTCAAGGTGATGTTCCCGGACTTCGTCCAGCGTGCGGTGCAGCTGACCTCGCAGGATCCGGTCCTGTACAAGGAGCCACGGAACGAGACGCGCGTCCACGAGTCGAAGGAATCCCTGATGACGTACCTGGACGCGAATCTGGTGACCACTTAGGGGTGGTCCCGGGGCGCCGGTTTCACGGCGTCCCGGGACCGAAGAGAGAGGGTAACTTAGGCGCTAGTTCACTGTACTTCGTTTACGATCATTCTTCAAGCAAGAGGAGGGCGACATGACGAATCCGGGTATTCAGGTTCTTCTGCAGCCGCTGCCCGGCCAGCGACTGGTCGAGGGCGCCGAGCCGGAGGACGGCTCGATCCTGGCGTACCGGAAGGACGGCGACGAAGGGCTGTTCGCTTCCTGGGACGTCGATCACTCGAAGCCGATGGTGTGGATCCCGGTCGGCGAGTTCTCGCCGGATCCGGAGGCCATCAGGCCGCCGGAGATCGACGAGACGGCTCAGGAGCAGCCGGAAGAGCCGACCGAGACGCCGGTCGAGCACGGACCGTTCGGCCGGGGGCGCGGACGCTCGAAGCGTCCGTCGTCGGAGTAACGACCATGGGACGCAAAGGGAAGCCCGAGGACCGTGAGGACTTCGAGATCTGGCTCAACACGACCGGCGGCTGGAAGCGGGTCGAGGAGGAGCAGAACGGCGGAGTCTTCACGGCAAAGAACCGAGCGCTCCTGCTCGCCGAGTCGAAGTCGAACGGCGACGACGTGATCGAGGCGATGGTGATCTCGCGCAGACCGATCGCCGTTTTCAACGGCCCGGCGATCTCGGCGAAGCACATGATGGCCGCGATGGAGAAGGAACGGAAGAAGAAGGAGGAGTCGAATGTCGCTGTTCCAAGCAGTGGTCCACAAAAAGACGACGTACCGAAAGGGGATGCTCAACTCGGCGGCGAGGCCGCTGCTGGTGAACGATCAGGGGATCGAGCTCCCCAAGGATGAGCAGGGCAAGTACATCGGCACCGGCATCCAGAAGATCGAGACCACGACCACGCACTCGGTCGACGATCCGCTGACCGACGACCAGGGGAACACGATCTCCGCCGGGACCGCCGACGCGCTGCTCCGTCGGGTCAAGGAGCACTTCGACCGCGAGGAGTACGAGAACGTCGAGATCACGAAGGTCGAGGTCCTGGAGGTCAAGACCGTCCGGGCCGTCTCCGGCGAGGAGCTGTCGAAGCTGTGAGCGCCTTCGCCGACGTCCCGGTGGCCTGCACGCGGAGCGGACTGATCGTCCTCCTGGAGGCTGTCCTGCCAGAGAGGGACTACGAGCTCGCCATCGAGAAGCTCCACCGGCTCGGCGGCAAGACGACGTTCCGCGGCCGGGTCTGCCCGGAGTGCCGGTTCACCGGGGTCCAGGTCGACCCGACCGGCCGCACGGAGCAGACCTGCGAGTATCGGCCGCTCCGGGGCCCGCTCTTCGTCCCACGCTAGACTACCTCACCCTTGCCGGGGGCCCAGACCCCAAACCTGGGCCCCCGGCCTATTAAAACCCCAGGTCTGGAGGCCGGAAAGGGCTCTCCCTGGGGTTCTGCGCCCTGGGGAGGCCCTGGGGGACCCCCTGCACACTTCTA